GCGTCTATAAATACACCATCAGGAACTACTTTAGCTACAACTTGCTGTAACTTTAAGTGAGTAATTTGAATTAAGTCAGCAAATGGAATCATTCTTCCGGCTAAAGGTTCATAGTTTCCTTTATACATTCTTGGGGCACACGCTATATAATTTGACAAAGCATGTTGTGAAGCGGATTTTGGTCTAACCATATTTTCAGCCAATTCCCATTTAAGAACTATATTGGTACCCATAACCATTATGCCGTTATACCAAACGTCAATTACTTTTTCTATTTTAGTAAAACGACCTTCTTCCATCATTTCTACAGGCGGATTGAACTGGTCATCTTTTTGAATTACACGAGAGCCACCTCCTTCAAGTATTTTTTTCTTAAAAACTACTTTTTTTGAAGTCTTGTAATTGTAATAAAGCAGCGTGCAGGTATCTTTTCTAAATACACTATTATCGTAATACTGTGATGAGTTATAATAGTCGTACCAACTTTGCGAATATTGAGATATTTTTTCAATATCCTCGGGTGTTAAACTTTGGTCTATTTTGTAAAGTTCTGTAACAGGAACTGTTTTTACCTCTCCCCAATAAAATACATCACCAAAATTAGGGTCTTCTGTATAGCTATTAACTATATAAGCAGGGTCTACATAACACACTTCAACACCTGCACCTGGCAGAAATTCGTGTTTACATATACCTATTCCTATTGTTGTTAAATCGTAATCAATTCGCTTTCTTATGTCATACCATTTGTTTTCTTCAAGTATTGTATTTATAGCCTCTTCTTCTGCTATTTCTATTGCAGGCTTATAGTGAAGTTGCATATAAAGACTTAACTCTTCATCGGTTGCAGGTAATTGGTCTGGAGGCATAACAAATGGGTCAACTCCTGTGGAATTTTGGATACTTGTTAAAATATCTTTAGCTACCATTTGCCCCTCTACCATATCCTGATATTTACTTCTCTTAGCTTGAGACATTGCATCCTGGGCAAATGCTTTTACTTTAAATAACCTATCAGACATCCCATTTACAACTATATCTACAAACTTTGGTATAATTGGAACGGGTGTCCAATCTAAGTTTAGGTGAGATAAGTCACCATCAACTGCCATTTCGCTTTTATATTTTTCTATTGACTGCTCCCCCCTTGCATACATTCTTAGTCTATGGTACCTGCCCATTCGGTCATAAAATCTACAACTTCCTTGGTCTTTTGAAAACCACTCCCACTGTATAGAATTTCCAATCATTAATCCGTATTCTACAGTTGCTTTCTCTGTGTCAGACACAAATTGATTTGGAAAAACGGTTGCAGGAATAGTTATTTCTACCTCTTTCATAAGTTTCTTATTATTTTAGAAGATGAACCTTCATTATTATATTTAGCAAAATTAATACTTATTTTCTCATTTTTTACTTCTGGCAAATACTCGTGTTTTTGATTTGCCATAATACACAATCCTGAGCTAATAGAGGCATCAAACTTTGTTCGGTCATTTATATCAAACCGCGCCCAATCTAAAAGAGTGTTATTAAAAAGCATTGAGCCTATTTGATCACTACTTCTGTATGTTCCAGACATATCAAATCCAATATGTTTTTCTATGTAGGTTTCTATTGCGCTTGCGTGAGCTTGTTTAATATCTTCAGACGAGTTCGGTATACCTCCGAGCTCTCTTTCTGTTGCTGATAGTTTAGCAAATTTCTTATCGGGTCTATTCATACTAAATGCACGATACCCTCTATTTTTAAAGTGATAAAGCAGCCTTGGTTTGTTGTTTTCTGAAAGTATGGGCATACCGTAAAAAACACACGCCATAAGTACATCTTCAAAAAATATTTCTGCTGTTTGTGGTCTTGCTATATACTCAAGGAAAAACTCATTTATAGGTGCTTCGTCCATATGGAACTTAGTCATACCGTGTAGTGAACCATTAGAGCCTCTACCACCAACTACTGCTGATATATCATAAGGGTCACACCCAAATGTTCCTAGGTGTTCATTGCAAGGCATACACTTATCGCCTTTTCTTATTACTCTATTTTGTAAATGTTTTGGCGGCAACCACCCTACCAAAAATCTACCCCTAATATCGGGAGACCAAATTACTGTTGTATCCTTAATACCATCTTTCCATGTAAACGATCCTCTTGTAACATGATGGTCTATTATTATTGAATCGTTATAATCAATCTGTTGATAAATTTTAGTTAAATTAAATAATGAAGCCTCACTTTTATCCCTAAAAGCATGAGAAATACTTCTTGGAAACTGTCTGTAAAATTCATTTAAAGCATCTGAGTCGCTTTTTAATGAATCTACTTCCGCTTCCCAATAGTCTATTGCTCCATTTTTAATTAGTTTTCCATCTATTCCCATTACGGGAACATGTGGTTTTCTAAGAACAGGCATACCATATTTATCAATAAACCCTTCCATATTCCACTCCATAGGAATAAATAAAGAATATAATCCTGATTTAGTTTGTCCGTTGGCATTTCTATTAAGCACATCGGAATCTTCATACATCTCTTTAAACTCTTCTCCCCCCTTTTTGCGTGCGTTTACAGTAGAACCCATTTTGCATTTGCCAATTATTCTGCTTCCTAATCGCAAACACGTTTTATGTACACGCCATAACCCTAAAAGACTAATTGGTTTTAAGAATTTACCTGCTTCGTCTATAGATAAAAATATTAACTTTTCACCGTCATACGAGTTATCATCTGTACTTTTCCAATCTATTGTAGTATCAAGTCCTTCTGTTCCGACATTACCTGCCGAGTACATGTTGTTTTTAGTTATTTTACTTGCAGGTACTTTATAGGATAATTCTGTTTTAGGTTTATCCATACCGTCCATAATAGGTTTAAAATAGAATGGCAATTTATTATTGATTGGGACAACCTTGTCAGTAAACATTTTTTTTGCATCTGCCCCGGTTGTTGAAAGTAATCCTATACGGGCATTGTTTGCCAACGTTCCTGTTTCTACCGCATCAGATGATGCTTCAAACGAGTGCCCCGACCTTCTAATCTTAGTATAAATTTGCCCAAAAGACCTATCGTCTGCCTTACATGCCTCCCAGTGTATGTATTTTATTCTGTTGGCTTCACGAAAATCAGGATAACCAACATCAATGCTTGCAACCTGTAAATAAAACCAATGTTGTCCTGTTAGATAAGTAGAAACTCCATTATTTTTAAACCAAAACCCGTGCTCTCTACAATCAAATTGTTGGTCAATGTACGGCAACCAATTATTTTTAAATGCCGCAGGAGCATCGTTCCATTGGCTCATTGATTTTATTCTACTTAATTCAGGTGGAGGTATCTCCCTTTCCCAATATTGGTCTTCTCTTTTTTTACTTCGTGAATAAATTTCTTTAGGTTCTTTTGGTAGAGCTATTATTAAGTTTTGTATTTTGTAAATTTCGCCTATTTCACCATTTTTAGAAATTATTACAACATCGTATTTTTCATCGTATCCGTATTTCCATGACTTTGTAGCATTACGTCTTTGTATAATGCTCTTATCTATATAATCGGGTAAAACTGAAAATATATTATCTTCCTTTTGAATTACGTTCTGCAAATCCCTGTGATGAATGTGATAATGTTCCTTCTGTTAAACTAAGTTGTTCTGCGTCTATCCTGGTAAGTATATCAAAAGCATCAAACACGGCTATTTTTTTACATTGAGCCGCATTTTTTAATCTATCTGAGCTAACATCATCTTCAGTATTTGTTATAATCGGCTCTTCAATTACCTTGATTAGCTCTTCTACGCCTTTTCTTCCTGCATCAATGATTAACTGCTTGTACTCTTCTGTGCTTTTCATAATTTAATTACAATAGCGTGGTCAAACATTCGATAAAGTTTCTCTCCGTCAATTATAAAAGGATACTCCGATTCAGGCTTAAAGCAAACCTTATCTCCAGCAACCACCCCCTTGGACTCTAGGTATTCATTACTGTATTTTATTACGCCAATTAACGGTTCTTCGTCAATGTGTTTTTTAATGCTTAAATTATCTATTACCGGAATGGGTTTTACAAAACAATACCTGCCTTGAGTCTCCCATTTATTCCCGTTGTTGTATCCAAAAAACTGTTCTTCATTAACAATAAATAAATCATCTTTTAAAAATGAACCTGAGTTTTTGCGTTGACCGTACATGTCATTATAAAACTTCATTACGTTATGGTGGACTATCAATGTTGCACCTATTTCAATATCACCCTTATATCCAATAGGCAATTCTATTACTTTGGCAAATCTATTAGATGCCAGGTGGTCTTCCTCAGATACGCTTGTTATTAATTCTACACCTGCAATATTTGTAGTATTATCGTAGCGTTTTCCTCCAATTGGCTTTACTATAAAATTATCAGGACTTCTCATGTTTAAAAGTCAATGTTAAATTCTATTGATTTGGGCACCGAGTATGTAAATTCTTTCCATAGTACAACTTCGCTTAGTTTATTTATAATCCATATCTCTACCGATAGCGTTTCAGCTTCTCTTTTTATTAAGTGAATCTTATTGCTTCCTCCAAGGATTTCTTGCCCTACTGAATAGTGCATTCCATCCTTATAATCTGGACCAATAGTTAATTTTCTAATTTCCACTTGTTACTTCGCCTGTTTGGATATTTACAACGGCATTTTCTCCGTGCTTTTTTATAATTTTCTGCTCAAATACTTTTGATTCGTAAACTAATTCATCATAACGCTTTATAGTGCTTTGTTTTTGTAATTCTAAATCGCCGATATGAATTTTTATTCTTATTCTTTCGTTGTTTGAATTTTGCAATTGAGTTAATTCCTGCTCGGTTAATTGACCGATAACTTCTTTAGGTGTTTCTTTTGAAATTTCCATTTTATTTATATTTGATTACTTCAAAAGTAAAATATTTGCGTTTGATTATATGTTAATTAGTAAAAATATTTGCATAATATATGGAATAAGTTAGTAATTGCTTATTATTTTGTATATTTGTAATCTGTATATGATATACGAGCACGTAAAAAAATACCGATTAAATCAAATTGTGATAGCAGAGGCTTTGGGCTATAAAAATGTTCAATCATTTAGATGCTCTACTGCACATCGCAGAATTATGGCAGGAATAAATATTATTTTGGGAGAAATTAAAAAACCATGAAAATAAAATTAGGTCAACTTAAAAAAGTATCAAACCATAAAAGAAAGTTTGGTTCAGCATTATCTTACAATGCGGTTTATGTAGAGTTTGATAACGGTAACACCGTTGTGTTATTATTATCTGATGTTGAAATTGCCGATGCAATAAAACGTTCGGACAATAATTTAGAAGATATTCCTAAATTGCATTTACCGATACTTAAACGTATTGCAACATACTTTAATATGTAAAATGATTATTAGTTTAATACACCCGTCTAGAGGTAGAGCTAAAAAGGCATTTAAAACGTATTCTGACTGGATGCTTAAATCTTCGTGCAGTCATACTATTGAGCACATACTATCTGTTGATTTCGATGACATTGAATTAAAAAATTATAAGTTTTTATTTGGTACTATTGAAA